TCTCTAAAAACTTTTTAAAATATAAACCATTTTCTATGTCTTGTAAAGTCCAATGACTTTCACCTAAACCATATAAAAACTTTTCTCTATTTAAATTTAAATTAGGATTTTCTATTTGACTTAAATGGCCAGCATTCATAGGATATAGATAACTAGATTGATGAGTTACAAATAAAGGTTTACCCTCAATTACAGCAGGAGCGCCTGACGAAGAAGTAAACACCACAACAGCATAACTTTTTTTAATCTGTTCTAATAAATTAGGATAGTTATTATCTGGACTATGTATAGTAATATCTTTTTTACCTTTAGCAAAATCATATAGTCTTCTTACATCTTCTTTATATGTTGGATATCCTTGACCACTATGTAATCTAATAGCAATTGGCCTTTTTGTATATTGTCTTAATAACATTGTAGTATCAATAGCCCATTGAGCAGCATTCTTTCCAAAAGCAGAATAACCACCACTACCTCTATTACAACTTATATAAATTTGGTCGCCTGATTTATTATATTCTTTAACACCTATCTTTAATCTATCTTTCATTGTATTCCATCTTTCAGGTGAGGGATAATGATTAAAGTATTTTGCTTTATCAGGATAAACATTACCAAAAGCAATTCTAACATAAGAAGTTAGGGGGTGATGTTTTACTTTTTCATATGAAACCAAAACATTACTATCATAATAAAATATTTTACCAGGTGGTTCATATCTGTTTATTATTTTTTTTCTTAAATCTAAACCAGGTCTACTTCTAGGTACATCCCTTTGATAATTAAAACAAAAGGCATAATCGCCATTTGACATTTCATAGTTTTCTACTAGATTGGCTCTCCAATCTTTATCTTTTATTCTATTTACACCATCATAAAAGGCCTTCATTAAATCATATTTAAATCCACCCATAGCTGTAGTTTTACTATAAACGTCAATTACATTCATTACATATCAATCTTTGTTGTTTCTTTAAATGTATCAAGCCATTCTTCACTATAATGACAATCTTTATAATTTTTAAAATAAGGACCACCTTCGGTATAATGTACTAACTTGGCGTGTGTATTATATTCATATTCGCCAACTAAATGATTCCATTCTACATCTATATGACCAATCAAGTCTTCACTTTCTAACCATTTAAATTGATGAAGTTCTAAACCACTAGCACTATTAACATAATCTGGTGTTAATGCAGTACATTTAGCATTATTAAAAATCATCATACTTGACCAATTCTTTTTAGGATATGGTGTTTGTGGTTGATTCATAAACTTAATGGTACTATTAGGAGTGTAATCGTGTTGTACACATTGAACGGCATACTTTGTAGTTCTTTGTCGCCATAATAAAGATATATCAGCACGAGCCAACATATCACAATCCATAAAGATAGCGTGACCAGAATAATTACAAAGATAAGGTACCAAAAATCTACTAAATGCAAAGTCTGTAGATTGTATTGGTAATCTTTCTCTTACAAATACATCTTTTATATTTTGTAATCGTATTGGTGTAATTGCTATAGGTTGTGTTGAGTGTTTTAATAAACTATGACTTAATACACTAAAGGCTACCTTTTCATTATCATCATAACCAATAAAAACTCTTATCATATACCCTCAACTAAAAATGATTCTGTCGTATGTGCTGTATTTACATCACTATTAATTGTAACTTTTTCATTTACTTTATGACCTTGACTTTCTCTTTCAATATCATTATGGTCAAACTCAGCCCAATACAACTCAAACGCCACACCGTCCTCTAATCCTATAAACTCGTGGAATAAACCAGGTTTAACTCTTGTAAAATCACCTGCGTTTAATATTGTTTCATCTATAAGACCTTCTTGTTTACCTTCTTGCCATACTCTCACCATCATCTTACCTGATTCAACATAAAAACCATTCCATTTATATTTGTGTTTATGTTTGGAACAAGCAACATCTTTTTTATATTCTATTCTATGAAACTCTAACACACCATTAGCGTGTATGAGTTCCGTTTTACCCCAAATTTTTCCTGCCTTCATTTTAACATTACTCCTGTATCTTTTCTTTTTTTACCTTTTAAATGACTACAATATTCAGCCATATAAGTATCTGGCCAAGGATTACCTACTTTATTTACTTTAGGAGCTAAATTATGTGTCTTAACACCTTGTAAATATTTTTTTCGTACACAATCCCAAACATAACTATCGTGCCATTCTCGTTCTTTAAATAATAAATCTTTTGTGTAATATCTTCTTAAATTATATATAAAGTCTCTTGTTCTATCGTGTGTTAAATTATAACCAACAAAACCACATTCACTGTAATAACTTGGTCTATCAATAAATGATATTGCACAATCTTTAGGTAAAAATTTTTGTTCAACTTCTTCTTTTGTAATAGGTTTTAAAAAGAAAGTATCTGCATCTATCCAAAATACATAATCATAAATACAATTAAATAGCATAAAGTGTGTTTTAGCAAATATCTTATAACTAAAACGAATAGCATCCATTTTATAATCAGTTGTTGGCATAATATTTTTATCATACTGACTATCTATATTTCTGGTTAAATTTCTCTGAATAAAGGAATTTAATTCTGGATTTGTATCGTGTATATCTCTATACTTTATGTTATCTCTCATAGGGTCAATTTCTGGAATCCAACCCTCGTGGTAAATATAACAATCAAAAGGCCAGTTATATGTACTCAAAAATCTATGAGCATAATATCTGTAAAGTTTTTCGTTAAATGTTGTGACTAATGCTATTTTCATATCCACATTTTGCAATATAATAACTATCAATAATATCTGTCACAGGATTATTTAATTTTTCCATATCAAAAATTTTTTTCAAATTTACTTTCGTTTCATTCGTAAACGCTTCATACATTTTTTCTTTATCCGCATTACCTTTGCCACTAGCAAACTTTTTAACGACACTAGGCACGATTGTATCATACTTAAATTGTTTTTCAAAGTCAAACCTATATTTAAGGATTCCACAGTTTTCCGCAATTTGAAAAATAGCTTGTCCTTTTGAGCCAAACGAATAGCCTTCAATAAAGATTGTTTTTTCAGAACTCGTCTTCTCCAAGCAATGTAAGATAAAGTCCGAGAGGTTTTTAAATCTTTCAATCGGAGTTTTGTATTCTTTGTGTTCATAGCCTGTTATGTTTTTTGACATACTCCCTAAATGCTTTTTCTTACTTGTTAAATAATAAAATTGACATTTATTAAAATCAAAACTAGTATCTACCATACAAATGGCTGGACTGTTTAAACTATAATCAATTCCAACTATCGTCTTCGTTAATCCAAGTGACTTCTTCATCTTCTAATTCCTCAACTTCGTGTCCACAGAATGGACAAGTTAAAGGTTCTAAATCCTGAACCTCTATATCCCATTCTACAATATATTTAGTTTCGCAACTAGAACAAGTTTTTTGTCTTTTTTCCATTTTTACAGTTTAAATTTTTTAAATTGATCCTTCTTAACATCTTGTTTAATACCACCAATTACATAACTTTCTATTTCAGTTTCTTGTGGTGCGTTTTGTGTACTTTTACTATTTAACCAATGATCTACCCAAGGTAATGGATTTGTTTTTTGGTCATAACTTGGTTTTAATCCAATCGCTTTCATTCTTCTGTTTGCCATATATTCAACAAACTGATGTAATAATTTTTCTGATAAACCGATCATAGAACCTTGAGAGAATAAGTAAGTCGCCCATCTCTTTTCTTGTCCTACAGCTTCATCATACATTTTGTAAACTTCTTGTTCTGTATCTTTAATTACTTTGTCCATTATTTTATCTTTTTCTATATCTCTATAATTGTTTATTATTCTTTGAGATACTGCTAAATGTTGACTTTCATCTCTAGCAATAAAAGATATAATCTTTGCTGAACCTTCTAATAGTTTTAATTCACCAAACGCAAATGAACAAGCAAACGATACATAAAATCTTAATCCTTCAAGTATGTTTACTGTTATTAAAGCTTTCCATAATCTTTTCTTTAATTCATATTCATCTACTTTTGATTTATCTAATTGATACTTATAACCCATTTCAATTAAATCATCATAACATTGTGTCACCGATTGAGCTCTCTTTTCAATCTTTTCATCTTTAATAATTGTATCAAATATATCTGCTGGATTTGAATATAAATTTTTAATAATGTATGTATAACTTCTACTATGAATTGTTTCCATAAAATCCCAAGTCACAATACAACCTTCTAATTCTGGTAATGAACAAAAAGGTAAAAATGCTAAACAAGGACCTCTACCTTGTACACTATCTAACATTGTTTGATATTTTAGATTAGATGTAAAGATATTCTTTTGTTCAGGTCTTAAATCTTGGTAATCATTTCTATCTTTTTGTAAAGATACTTCTTCTGGTCTCCAAAAATAACCTAATTGTTGTTGTGTTAACTTGTCAAAGATTGGATACTTCATTGTATCATATCTTTGTATAGCCAAGTCTTCGCCAAAAAACATTGGTTGTTTTAGAAAACTTACATCTTTACTTTTATTAAAAACTGATCTAGCCATTATACTATATATTCTTTATTTAATTTTATAGGTTTTAATCCTGTTTCT